TTGCCAGCTTTAATATCTTTAAAAGCTGCCGCTAATACTTTTAGTCTAGCTTCTTCTGCCCAGTCATCGTTCATAATTATCCAATGTTACGTCTTAACTTGTAAGAACTCTTTAGCAGACTGGCTACCTTTAGCAGCTTCGTTAAACCAAATAATCATTCTACTTCCTTTAGAAAACCCAAATAACCTGATGTAATCTTATAAACAATATAAGTCCATACCAATATAGATAACACAGTCGCCGATACACTAGAACCAATAAGGTGAACTAAAACGCTAATAGTTAAAATAATTATTAGAGATAAAATAACGATAGCAAGTGTATAGAGTACAGCTTTTTGTTTAGTTGACATAGAGGTTGCCTATTGATTTGATAATATAATTATAACACAAAAAAAGGGGCAATACAAGTCAATAATTTTGACCCGTACTGCCCCCTCTGACCCTAACCTTAAAGATTTGAAACTTCAATGGTCCGTGGTTGATACCCTTCAGCCCTTCTTTCGTGTCCTATATAACCTCTGGGATTACATACTACACGACATGAACCAATCATGTAATCAAAGTCATCATGGGTATGTCCGTGTATCCACAACTTAATTTTAGGATTAGCTAAGATTACGCTTTCTAAATCAGAACTATAAGCTCCGTTAATAACTGTTTGTTTTTTAAAACGAGGATGTGTACTCTGCTTTGTAGGAGCATGGTGACCCACAACAACAATATTTTGATAACTATGCGCGGCTTGTTCTTTGATTAAGTCTAACATAGCTTTGTGTTCTACGACACTTTGCTCAGGAGTAAACTTACCCGCACGAGTTCTAAAAGTTCCAGACTCATCCCGAAAGTGTACAAGAGCTCTGCTATCTTTGATTGAACTAAAGTCGTTCATGAATCCACGAACTCTATCAAGGGTTTCTACATCTCCTTGATTCATATCTGTCCAAAGAGTACCACAGATAAATCTGACATCTTCAATAAGTATAGATGAACGTTCTAGGATATGTAGGTTATTTAAGTAACCAAGGCGCTCTCTAGCTGTAACTAAAGTATTATCAATATCACCATTATAGTGCTCATGATTACCCATAATATAGATAACCTGTTTCCACTCTTTACAGGCTTGTTGAAAGAACTCATGGAAGCGTTGACTACGATATTTTACATAACCAATAGCGTCTTCTTCAGTTGTATATTCAAATAGATCATAAATCACGCAGATATCTCCAGCTAACACAAGTACGTCTGTATTGTCTGTATTATGGATTTCTAATTCTCCAAATTCAAGGTGGAGATCGCTGCAAACTGAGATTTTCATGATAAGTATTGTGTGATTAGTCGTTCAAGTATGAGATAGTATGCCCAAAAAGGCACTAAAATAGCAAAGAAAGTGCTCCAAAAGCCTTTTGCAATTACTACGCCTGCTATCCAGTATAGAACGGCTAAGAAGTTTATTAAGTATTTCATATATTATAAAGTAATTTGACTAAAATATCAAATAAATATTTTTATTGCCAAGCCTGATAGTATAACACCCAGTCTTGTATACAATTTTCATGAGAAATTTCGTCTTCTCTGCCTACAGATATCATATCCTTTTCCCAGTCTGGAAAAAATTCTTTGATAATATCTTGCTCGGATATAGTTTGGTAATCAAAGTCACTACTATCATCTACTACGTATTTCCAGCGTTTCATTTGATTAATTCTACCCACGATTCAATATGATTAGACCAATCATATTCTCTGGCATGTTCTTGTATAGTTAAACATCTTGCCTGATATTCTTTGGGATTATTTTTGTAGTAAGTTAAAGTTTCAGCACAACTGTCTACAAAAGCTTCTTCTTCAATAGGCATTTCAACTGCCCCTCGAAGTCCTATTCTATCCCAATGTCCTACTGCAGTTGATATAACCAATCTTCCAGCAGCAGCGGCTTCTAAAGCAGGTAATCCTGCTCCTTCGTGAGTTGATGATACAACAATAGCTCCTACCTGAGGATAGAAACCTGGCATAGTCATAAAAGAGTTGTGATATTGAATAGCGATCTTTAAGCCTAGACCACTGCGCCCTACGGCTTTGTCAACTAAATGTGCTCTTTTGATATGATCATTATGTAGTACCTTATAAGCACCAGCATATCCAACAATTTCTAATTCTTTGGCTATAGGAGAGTAAAACTGTTCATAGTCAACCCCTAGAGTACATACTTGAATAGGTTTTTGAATACCCATTCTAATCATTTCATCACGAACCCAATTAGAAACAGCACCAAGTTTTGCAATACGATTTGAAACAGTTTCTGGTAGTTTTAAAAGGTACTCAATATCTTCTCTACTGTGACATACTACAATGATTTGTTCAGGGTGAATATGGTAGTGATAAATGCACAAAGCCTCCAGCCCTGACGGAGTGGAGACGAAATAATCTATATGTTGTGATAATTCTTGGACCTCGTCAACTGTATACTGACGAGTCCATGGCATAACAGAGGCTCTTATGTTATAGGGTTGTAACCACTTAATTAAGTCATAATGAATAACTCCATATGCCCATTCTGGTTCAACAAAAAATACTATACGTTTCATACAAGTAATGCCACTATAAATATAATTAGTAGTATACCCGTTATTGACCTAGTAATAATTCTATAATCTTCATTTACCTCGGTACTAAAACGATCTCTAGCCATTCGGCGTTTTGATTTAAATCCACTCATACTTTTTCTGTTATGTTAAATTCTTTTAGTAATCCACGTTCAACTAATGTTAGAACTGCTGCAGCTCTATCTTTGTCATGACTAGTATATACTACACTTGTAACATCTGTATTAACAACAGCATCTAAAACTTTTGATAGTATAAGTTCTGCAAACTTTGGCAAACTAGCATTGTAGTTACCTGCCCAACCAATACCTTCTTCAGTGATATATTGAAAACCTGCTTGTTCAGCAAGTTTTTTTAATTGCAAATTCATTTTGCTAATTCTCTCATTAATAGTCTTCTTTGTTCAGGGCCTATAGCCCTATCTAGTAATTCTTTTGATCTATGTGCCATAGCATAAGACATTAATATTAGTTCACGGGGATCATCAGTTAAACTAATAGTACTGTCTATGAGAATCATAATCTCTCGCAATCGTTGGTCTGCGGAGCTCATATTAGCACTCAATATCAATGTTGGTGCCTTTAGTTAAATCTAAACGAATATTTCGGGACACTCGTTCCGCTATAATTTCGTCAAACTTACGCTTTTCTAGTTGCTTGCGATGCACTTCTTCTTTGATGTGCTCTTCTTTTTCTAGTCTTTCCAAATACAATTTTGTATTATATACTTCTTGTCTGGTTACTCTCATAATTTCTCTCCGCAAAATCTTGATATCTGCTATTCATTTTGTTTCCTTGACTTCACTTTCTTGGTCAAGAGGTTTAGCATGAGTGTTGCAGCTAGTATATAACCAACCACGACCACGCATACTGCCAGGATTACCACATTGTTCGCAGGTCACAGAAGACATTGATTGAGCCATCTGTATCATACCATCAATAACATCGTCTCCGCCTGAATAATAGATTCTTAAAGAACCAAACTTTTCTTTAACCTGATCAAAAGTTACTTGAGGTACTTCAATGTCTTTTTTATTCTTCCAGTCAATGTGGTGTTGAATTTTACTCATAAGTTGGTCTAATATAGTAAACCAACCATCACCACACTCAAATCCCCAACACATACAGGTAACATTCATAGTTTGATAACGATTAACCATAATATATGGGTAACGTTCACAAAGTATGTTGTCTAACTCTAATTTCATTCTGATGCCTTTGCAATTTCTTTATATCCTGCCCAACTAGGGTGTATATTATCTTCTTGCATACGTTCCGTTTTAAGTACAGTATCTCGGTACTCATTAGCAATCTTCCAAATAGCATTTCGCTGTGTTGGAAACTTTGTTGATGGTAGCACCCAGTATACTCTATTTGCATTAGTAAGTTGTCTAATAGTACGTAATTCACTCTCTGTTTTAATATGCTTGTGATCATTTGATCCAAGAGATATAATTACATGGTTAGCTATTAAAGGAGTATTTTGAATATTCTTATTCAACCATTGATGGGAGTTAATACCGCCTTGTACGTAAGCAACGCACTCTTTACGGACATTAGCTACACCGACTCCGATGCTGTCTCCGAGTATTAAACATTCTATCATTTAACTATCCTTGAAAGTTGCCATGAATTAGCAGCACCTAGTGTACTATTAGCATATTCTAATATAACATCGCCCCAATAACTATCAGCATAGTCATAAACAAGTACTTGCTCAACTACAGTAGCTTCTTGTCTTATATTATTAATCCATACTTTTTCACCAGGCTGCCAGTCAGGTTTATAACCTCGTGTATCAGATCTATTATCAATCGTTACCATACCAAGTCCTATGAATCTCAGCAACGTGTTCAATGCCATCATATTCATCAATATACCACTTAACGTCTTCTGGTATATCTACTACTGCAAGATCAGCAGCCCAGCCATTGGCTTCTTCTCCTAATTGTTCAATTACTGCAATTAGGTCTGAATCTGAGCGATTTTGAATATATTGATATTCTGATAATTCATGGTCTACGTGTCCAAGGTGTCCTGCCACATAGTAGGCACTACCTGTACTATAACCTGAATCACGCTTTTCAAAAGGCACACCTTTTTTAGCAAGTAATAGCTCAAAAGCTTTTTCACTTAAACCAAAGCCACCAAAACAACGATTAATTGCAACTTTCATGATCTTTTTACTTTCATAGTATTATTTAGTAGGTTTAAGATTGCTGGATTTTATTTTCAAAACTTGATGCTACTTCTGCCGTTGGAAATATCCAAGCCAGTGAAATTCTTAATTCATCAGTACTGCAACAATGCCAAAACAATTTATCTGGTTCTGTGTGTTTTCCAAAATATCCCACTTTACAATTCCAGCCAGGTTTGTCTTGCATTGTTACAATTTCTTTAGTTATAGGATCTTGGTATCTAAAAAAGCCGTTTCCATTTTCACTCCATGTTAATAACACGTTATGTCCAAAATCATCTGAATTAGTATGCCAAGACATATAACCACTAGCGGGATATATTACTCCTAATACTTTTTGATCAAACATTTTTTTTCTTACAGAAGATTTTGGGACAGCATAACCTTTTTGTTCATCCCACTCGTCTAAATCAGCGTCAAGTTTTGAATTTATTTCTTTTAAGAAAGTGCTATCTATATTAACAAGTTTTGCATTTTTAGTACGATCTATCGTTTCTTGATTTTTAAGATCATTTAAAAGATCAATACTACAAAAATAATGATTATCTTTAGTAGCATTACGTTGTCTAAAATTTAATTTAGATAAATCATTGCTTAATATTTCATCTTTAAAGTTATTAAGAATTTGTACTAGTTGTCTATTAACAATTGGTATAGAATTCATAATATTATTTACTTATCATTTATAAATTCTAGGGTTTGTTCAACAATTTCAATAGAGCAATCAAGAATTTTAGAGATAGCCTCTATAGAAAATCCTGCTCTATGCATATCAAGAACATTTTGTATTAGTTCTTTCATTTAACCTGCCCACCTTTTGAGTTAACACCAACCAAATCTTTTAAACTAAAGACTGGAATATAATTAGATTTATGAAGTGGAACAATACAATGTTTGTACTCTTTAGCTTTGCGCTCTCCGCAACACATACAGGTTTTATAACCTAAAAGTGCACGACCTTTGGAAACATCCTCGCTACAAATTACGCAATAGTACATAGTATTTTTCTTTCTAATCTTATATTATATCAGTTATGGCTGTCAGGGTCAACTGTGAGTTTTTCAGGCTGTTCAAACCTTTGTTCTTGTATTGTTTTTTCATTCATAGTATATCTAGGATTTCCACACATATAACAATTGGGATTTCCACAATCCATTGCATGATGTTTTTCTAGGCGGTGAGGCTGCTCTACATATTTAGTAATACCAGAACTTATAGCCATTTTTAATTGTTTAGCAACTGCATTTTTATCTTTTTGTAAGCGACGGCTATGTTTGAATTTATCCTGCTCATTGCTCATAGTATTACCTAAAGAAAATAAGTGCCATAATTACTGATTGAACCATAAATCCAACAGTAATAACTGTAACAATAATATAATTTTTCTGAATTATTGCCTGTGCAAACATAGCTAATAAAGCTGCCCACAATAACAATACCATATCTAAAATAGGGGTTTTATCACTAATTCCAAACATTAAGCTAAGAAGTGTAGGAATTGTTGATGAATGTAATAAAATTACTGAAATAATGTGAAGACTCGTAGCACTTAAATTAGCTACATGTTCTTTTATCCAATCAATTGGATTAAGTTTATTTACTATATTGTTAATCCAAGGCTCTGAAACTGGGATTTTACTTACAGATTCTTTTTCTAGTAAACTCATTTATTACTCTCTGTTTTGGGTTTATAAAATATATGACGACCTATTTTTGCAACTTTTTCCATGTTTTTCCATTGAGGATTTACATAGTCTGCATGAAAATATAAAGCTGACTCTAAACTAGGTAAAGTAAAGTTCTCTAACAAAACTTTTTTAGCAGCTATTTCTGACTCTTTCCAAGTTTCTTTATTTACTGGGCGTCTTGATTCGCTTCCGTCACATAACCAAGAAAATTGACAAAGCACTTTATTAAATACAACGCTTTTTTCATTAACCACGCCGCAAATACCTGCGCCAAACCTGCCATCTTTTGCACGATTTAATGTTACCTGTGCTACTGCAATCTTACCCTCAACTGGCTCACTGCCAGCTTCGTAGTATATATTACGAGTCATACACTTTAGTTCTCTTTCCATTTCCGTAACAGAACTAAAAGTTTTTGTTGTTTGCTGGTTATACTCACCTAAACGATTGACCCTAAATTCGTAAGCTTTTTGAACTATAAAAATTGGTATAATTAAAGTTGCAGAAAGGATTATTGCTTTTATGATATTCATTTAGCACTCTCCTCTAATAAACATAATATTGCCGAAGTTATCTCTGTTTCTTGTCTAACTAATTCTATTGCTTCTAGATAACTTTCAGCTTGAACTATCCATGCTGCTAGTTGCCGATCCTGATGTGCGAAGATTTTGTAACTCTGCATCTAACTCCTTTAATTTTAGTCTGCAGCTATCCAAATCTTGTAGAAGGGTAGCCTCTCTATTTTGAGATTGCATAAGTGCTTGTAAATGCACTTGATGTTGTCCCTCTAAGTTACGAATGTGTTTTGCTGCTCTTATAGCTAAAGCTGTTGGTGGACGGGGCATTTGTGTGCCATCAGCTAAGTATTCTAATGTTCCAGCATCCAGTGCAGTTGCTATATCCATGAGTTTATTTAAAATAATAATAATCGAAATAACATTATAAGCTCTTTAGCTGTAAAAATCAAGTTAATTTTTACGCACGCTACCCAACCACAGGCTGTAACGGCAAAAATCATAAAATTGAAATTTTTTTAAAAATTTTGTATAATAGTTATTAATTTGGAGAAACAAATGACAGAAATTGAAGCGGCTTTTTTCTACGGAGACTTCTCAAACCTTCATGAACTTATCCGAGAAATGCTATCCGAAAATCTTGAAGCTATCAGTATACAAGAATAATTTTTAAAAGGAAACACAATGAAAAAAGAAATTGCTTTTGAAGACTGGATGAAAGTAGTTAACCAGCATGTAATTAATAGTTGTGGTTTAGGTATTGAAGATATACCTGATTATGATTATTGGAGTAGTTGGAATCACGGAATGTCGCCAGAAGATGTAGCACAGGAAGCCTTAGAAGAAGCGGGCTGGAGTTTTTAGACAGAAATTTAATACTTGAAACTCAAGTAAATTTAGATTATAATATACTTTAAATAAATTTAAGAAATTTTGTACAAAAATAGCATCATTTAAAAAATAGGTATAAAAATTTATACTTGATCTGATTGCCTATTATGTTGTATAATTATTTATAAACAGTCGGGAAGGGCTTAATGAATAGCATGAAAATGCTGCCCGTTTGTCAACGATCTCTTCGCTCACCAATCAGTCACTGTATGTCGACACACCTGCGAAGCCAGTTCATAGTGGCAACGACTGTTATTTTTTTCTTGAAATGTATAGCTAAACGCTGTATAATTATTATATAAATTGATAGGGCGACAGCGGAAACAGGATCTATCTGTTATGCGTCTTAATTGTGGGGAATAATTACCCGAGCCACAGCCCTTTACTTATAAATTAGTGTTATCAAGGTATGCGCTGAGGACGCTTAGACTAACGGATCATGCACTGCCAGTAACTGATCCTGATATAACTGCCAATGGCATTGGGGAGCTTAGCGGCTACTTCCAGAATCGGCACGATAGCACTAATTTATAGGTAAACCGAGACCAACTCTTTGTGGCTGGATAAGTTTTTAATGACGACTGAAATCTCTAGTTGCCGCCTATTTCGTACACTCGGTTCATCTAGCGGCCTAGGATCGTGCCCTTTCACGGCATTCACATGGGTTCGAATCCCGTACCGAGTACCAAGAATAAAATTATTTACTTGAATTGTATGTTTATTTACTGTATAATTCATACATAAATTGATAATAATAAGAAACCTTCTGATGAGCCTATGTAATTTAGGCGAAACTCTAGCAGTATCTAATACATTAAGACTTTCACCCTTTCAACTTAATGTATTAGACGCTACGAGTCAAGGTTAAGCCTTCAAAATGCTCGTTCTTGTTGCGAGCCGAAACAATAGCAAGACTCATATAATAATAGAGTATAAAATTATTCGATGAGTGCAAGGTAGCGTTATTGCCTTATGCCGATGGCATCGTAAAGCTAAAGCTGGTTCGGAGTGACAACAAGGTAGGAACTCCAGAGAAAGAACTCTTTCAAATACAGCTATCTTCTAACCAAGAGCAGACTTTAGTGACTGTAATGTGAGTATGGAATCTCACTAGCGATACCTAGCAAGGGTAATTAAATAATGGTGCGCATCGACCCTAAACTGCAGGGTCGCAAAATATTAAGTAGTCGAACTTGTCCACGTTACAGGGCTAGTCCCCTGACGAAGTATACGGGAGAAACACTTTAATACTTTAGACCCTGAACTGTAGCGGGTCTTTAAAATAATTGAAAAAATAGTCGTTTGGGCAGATTCGTAAACACACTCCCGACCCGCAAGTCGTTAAACCAGTTGCCAAGCATACCCAACAGTCTACCTACATGGTTTACTGTAGAGGTTGACATGGTATAGTTAGTCACGGATATCCTATGCGTTGGTAGCGAAAGGACTGAAACGTGCAACACTCACTTAAACAGCCTCGCGATGGACTCATCACCAAAGGTTGTAAGTAGCCAACGTGCTACAGTTTAAGGTCAGGTCGTGGTGATTCCCTTAAAAGCCCTGCTAGAGTTAAAAAAGATAACGCTGTTGCAACAGCAAATACTTTCAAAAGCCCCAAGATTCGTTCTGGGGCTTTTGTTTTGCCTATAAAATTATAGGATAAAAATTTTTAGTATTGACACTAACAGGTAACAGTGATATAATAGGGCAAACTAAAGGTACCATATGAATTCTTCACATACTTACGTTAAAGAGTTAGAATTATTAATACTTGATCAGCTCTTACCTGTTTACGAAAAATATCAAAAAGCAGCGGGATCAGTTAATACTCTGTACGGTATTAATCCTGAATTAATAAAACAGATTAAAACTAAGAAACAATTACCTGCTCTGCTAAGGGCTCCGGAAAAATACTCTTGACCTGACAGAAGAATTCGGGTATAATTACTTATTGCGCAGGATTTGAGCTTTGCCTGCGTTTTCAAATTAATCCTAATCCTTACAATTCATCATCGAAGCATAGCCCTGCACGGCTGAGCGGGACAGACTGAATGTAGTACTGTGAGTCTTTTTGCAGAAAGCATGTACGGTAATTCCTCTTAGGAGGGATTATTATAAGGTTCTATGAATCTTATACTAATCCTTAATATATAAAATTATGACAAAAGAACTAGAATTAAACCAAGTATGGCCAAACTGGCCCTTTCCTACTTCCAAACCAGAGCAGGGACCTAAAATAGATAATACAATGTATTCTCCTACTTTTATTACAGCTAATAACAGTACAGATACTATTACTATTCCTATGCCAGGAACTACGGGTGGTGCAACATTTGTATTTGCTGATGACGAGTATGAAGAAGATTCTACTCTAAATATTTTAGACGAACGTGCAAAAAATTATGGTCCATTTATTGATATGGCAACCATTACACAAAACCTTAAAGAAATTCTACACGCTGCGCCAAGCTGGGAAAATATGGATGCAGATCAACAGGAAAGTTTAGAGATGATAGTGCACAAAATAGCGCGCATCTTAAACGGCCGACCAGACTATGCAGATAGCTGGGTTGATATTGCTGGATATGCTCGCTTAGTATCTGAGCGACTAGAAAAAGGTATTATACGATAATTGAAGCAGCCCAGCGACAAAGTAAACACACTATTACAGTAAAAAACGTTTAATGGTTGCTTGGGCCGGTCTTCAAATTACTCTCTTGACTTGAGAGGTTGAATTTAGTATAATAACTACTATGTTTAATCAAAATCAAAAACGCGTTGGCTTTGCGTGTAAAATTCAAAGTTCAGAATCTACAGATGTAGTGAATTGCCAAACTAAAGGCACTACCATCACATGGCTTAATAAGCAATCTAAAGACATAGCTGCTGAAAGACTATGGGCTTTGATGCGTACTAATATTCAAGCTCTTGAAAATCAAGCTGACTGGATGGCACAACAACCCGCAGGTCTACGTATGTTTAGATTAAGTAGTGATCTACTTACTGGATATTCACACGATGACTGGATGTGGTTCTACTTCCAAGCAGATGTAGTAGACTTTCTAGAAAAGAATCTTTCCCGTATCGGTGATAAGTTCCGTGCAGCAGATGTACGCGTTAGCTTTCATCCAGGTCAGTTTTGTGTGCTTGCCTCAGATAATGAAGGCACAGTTGAAAAGTCAATTACTGAGTTTGAGTATCATGCAGATATTATTCGTTACATGGGTTACGGTCGTAAGTTTCAAGACTTTAAATGCAATGTACACGTAGGTGGCAAACAAGGTCCCAAAGGGATTATCTCAGCTCTAAAGCGACTAACACCCGAAGCACGTAATACACTTACCATCGAGAACGCAGAGTTCTCATGGGGTATTGATGCCTCACTAGAATTAGTAGACCACTGTGCCTTAGTTCTTGACATTCATCATCACTGGATTGCTAGTGGTGAGTATATTCAGCCAAATGACCCTAAGGTTAAGCGAATTCAAGATTCATGGCGTGGTGTCAGACCAGTTATTCACTACTCTATTAGCAGAGAAGACATACTCATTGATCATTGTGGACAAACTCGCCCAGACTTTCGTGAACTCAAATCACAGGGTTTTACCTCAGCTAAACTTCGTGCACATTCAGAATTTTACTGGAACAAAGAAGTTAATCAGTGGGCTGGAACTTTCTTAGAGTCAGCAGACATTATGTGTGAGTCTAAACAAAAGAATACAGCCAGTAGACAGTTTGCAGAAGAAATAGGTCATGTATGACAATATTAGGCTCAATAATAACTATTATCTTTATACTTGAAATATTATTAGTAATAAGTATTTCTGTATGGCAAATATATAAAGAAGACGTTAAATGGTACATAGATACTAAAACCCAGAAATACTGGCGATAGTTCAATGGACAGAACAATAGCCTTCTAAGCTATCAATCTAGGTTCGATTCCTAGTCGCTGGACCAAATATACACTTGACTTTGATCTCAAATTAGAGTATAATATATACTTAATTGGAGATTATTATGGCAGGATATAATAAAGAATTTTTAATAGATGCTTTTATGAGCAGATATATTACGTGTACGCTTTTATCTATTGATACACTAGAGAGTATGGAAAAAATGGCTTCTGACTTGTATGATCAAGTTGGTCGTGACAAGTTTCGCGTTTATGCTTCCTTAGATGCAGAAGCAATTAAAGAATTTAAAAATTTAAAATAATTTTTTCTGAGGTACACAAGCGTACCACCTAGCCCATTGGCAATAATTATTGCGAACCTAAAATCACGGGCGCAGTTACCTCAGATCCTTATTTATGAAATCATTATGGAAACTATGGGCAAAAGCTCTAGGAGAAAAAGCAGGTGAGGATAATCAAGCTGATCGGGTGGCTATTATTAGAACTTGTATAGTACTAGGGTATATAGTAACAAACTTATTTATTATTGCTGGAGTTATTAGGCATTGGTAATATTTGCCCCGATGGTGGAATTGGTAGACACGCTGGTCTTAGAAGCCAGTGCGCAAGCATCCGAGTTCGAGTCTCGGTTGGGGCACCAGCTATCTCTCTAAAGCGTTATCAGGTTGCGTACACGGTTTGGGGCCGTGTGGTCAAGGTTCGAATCCTTGTAGAGAGACCACTAATATAAAGATTATAGATGTTAAGAGGCATCTTTAAAACTTCTTTTGGGGGGATATAGTTCAATGATAGAACACTAGATTCCGATTCTAAAAACGCGAGTCTGATTCTCGCTATCTCCACCAACTTTTTCACACAACACACTAAGGAAACATTATGTTTACTATCGAATTTTACATTGATAACTTTCAATCAACAAAGAAACTTATCACAAATCAAATTTTTACTGACCCTAAACTGAACAAAGTTGCTCATAAGTTTATTGATGCACAAACCCAGTTTGCTAAAATGTTGGTTCAGAATACTACTGATATGAGCAAGTACTCAGTAGACGGATTTTCTGACATTTTTAATCCAACAAAAGCAAAGGCATCTAAAAATGACTAAATCTCCATTTGAAATTCGTGCAGACCTTTTAAAACTTGCACAAGATCATTTAGAAAAACAGTACACGGCTAATCTTAAGTTTACTACAGAAGCATACATGAAAATGGTAGATGCTGGAGTAGCTGCAACTGAAAATATGCCTAAAATGTCATTTCCTACTACAAAAGATATTCTTGATCAAGCTCAAGAGTTTTATTCTTTTGTGAATAAAAAATAATGAGTTTTTTATCTTATCTTAAACAGCTACTAGAAAAAGATATGCCTATGCAACGTTTTATTGAAGATCACGACCCAAAGTCGGTATACGAAGTAGAACAGCTACAAAGAAAATACGAATTCGTCGTAAAAACAAATCACACATACATTTAATATTAGGAAATCACAATGAGCAGCTTGCAGTTGCATGGACGTACTTATGTAGTATTTGATGCTAACAATAAGGAACATCGAAAATGGTTTGCAGAATTTAATGCAACTCGTAAGTGGGGTACATGCCCTGTACGTTTTGTACTTAATGATGCTCATGGTGATTTAATAACACAACTCCAAAGAGAACTAATACAGTTCTACGTTGATAAAGAGTTTTTTACAAAAAAAGTCTTGGACACGCAGACTTAAAAGCGATGTGATAGTAAGTGGAATTCTTACACTTTCCTCTGCAAAGAGGAATTTTATAACTGTGAATGGGAAAGTTAGGACAATCGGCCTATCTACTAAGGTATCAATCTGCCTATAGTTTCAAAGTCCAAGAAACATAAAAGCCTTGAGATTAAATTCGCATGGGTATAGGTGAAGCATATAGCTTCTTAAAATCACAGTAGAACAGTTATAAAATTAAGATCCTTACGGGACAATCAGGTGAAAGTCCTGAGTTTCTATTTGAGCCGTAAAAGAATAATAATGCAATATAATGTAACTGGTTTAAAAAATTACGGATTTCTTAGTGCTAAATTTTCAGAATCTGATTTAGCACCTTTAAAAAAAGAAATCCATAATATACAAAATAATTTTGAGTTATATGAAAAGCAAAAATACAATACAGAATTAGCTGGAAATATTAAACGAGAGTATGAATTAGTAAAGTCTAAAACTTATATTGAACAACTGTTAGTACCTCTGCTCGATGCATATGATAAAGAATTTAATTACCTAAAAAACTTTAATATTACAACAGGTAATATAGAAATTGTATTAGATACATTTTGGGTCAATTTTCAAAAGAAATATGAGTTTAATCCTATACACAACCACTCAGGACTATATAGTTTCGTAATATGGACTAGTGTTCCATATTACATGGAAGAAGAGCGCAAATTATCTCCTGGAGTTGAATCTAATTTTAATACGGCTGGAATGTTTAGTTTTTTATACAATGATAGTATTGGAGCAATAAAATCCTGTAATATTCCAGTAGATAAAAAAAGAGAAAATAATATAGTAATTTTCCCCTCTAATTTTCAACATATGGTATACCCATTTTTTTCTAGCGATGAATATCGAATTAGTGTTTCTGGTAATTTTAAATTGAAGGTTTAGGATATAATAAAATGATTAAATTAAATAAGTTTTTAAATGTTATCAATTACACCATACACGATAAATCATTTTTAGAAAACACAATCTACAACCAAGAAACAGACTTGGTATGTGAGATTAGTTATGGTAATTCAGATCACTACTTAACGTGCGTATTTGATGTAGTCAGTCAAGAAATTTTAGAAATCACAGCTGAAGATTACGCACAAGAAAACTACTATCGCTGGACTACACAAGACTTTGTGGAAACACAAGAAAAACAAACAAATGCTGTAGGTAAAAAATACTGTGAATTAGAAGTTGCAGAAGATATTCTAGAAAAAGCATCTGCTATTGTTGATGGTAGAGCTTATGATACTAGAGTTTCAGTGCCCTTTGAACTTAGTGATGAAGACTTTATGGTGTTTGCTCGTACTGCACATGAAAAAGACATTACTTTTAACCAATTAGTGGAACGTGCTTTACGTTCTGCTATTGATAATCATTCCCTAAAGAAAGAATTTTAATATGGTAAAACCTAAAAAACCTGTCGGTTCAATCCCAATGCAGCCAGCAGGACCTCGTGTTCCTGCAATGCCTATGACACCTCCAAAAAAGAAACCTAAATATTAAAGATACATTATGGCTTACAGAGCAAAAACTAAAACTCAGGCAGCTGTACGTAGACAACTACGTAAGCGTAAATAATTGTGGCTAAATTTAAAGCGCACCATAAGCGTAGTATTAAAGCTACAGCAAAACGAGTACTAAAAAAGAAATAATTAGTATGCCTCTAGTGTAATTGGCAGCACGTCGGTCTCCAAAACCGTTAGTCAGGGTTCAAATCCCTGGGGGTGTGCCAAAGTATGATCGTATGAAGTTAATCGAAAGTAGTTCTGGACGGGGGTGCGAATCCCCCCAGGTCCACCATAATAGGATTTAACATGGATGAAACATATTCACTTTGGAAGTTTGTTAATGTAGATTGTGTCAACTACATTTGTATTAACAATTATTCCAGAAGACATGCTAGACGTATTATGGTGGGCCTGTTTTAGAATCGACAGGGCAATAAGTACAAAGATGGACGGTCCGACAGAGTTGTCGTTAACACTAAACAAAAGTAAACGCAAACGACTCACAGTTCGCATTAGCAGCCTAAACTCTGCTTAGGGTTCCGCCAGTTCCTCGTAACAGAATACTGGCACCAAATATCGCGGTGAGTCAGGGTAAAGGCAAGTCTCATAAGCTCCGCCTAGAAGGTTCGAGTCCTTCCGCCGCAACCAATTAGTACAAGATGAAAAAATTAAATATTCAGCAAGTTAAAGCTTATATAGAGTCACAAAGTCCAAGTACTAAAATCTATATTGGTGCAGACTCTATAAGAGTAAAGCGACATAATCGCTGGTATGCTGAATATACGTTAGTAGTTGTAGTACATATTGATGGTTGTCATGGTTGTAAAATTTTTGGTGAAACACATACAGAATTAGATTATGACCAAAAGCAGAGTAAACCCTCCATGAGACTTATGAATGAAGTGTATAAAGTATCTGAGCTATTTCAGAATTTAAAAGAAGTTCTAGAAGATCGTAAGGTAGAAGTACATCTAGATATTAATCCTGATGTCTCTCACGCATCTAGCTGTGTTGTTCAGCAAGCTATTGGTTATATAAAAGGTACGTGTAATGTAATACCAATGGTTAAACCAAATGCATTTGCTGCCAGTTATGCAGCCGATAGATATAATAGTTTGAAAACGGCATAATATGGAATCACTAGTATACAGATTACGTAAACGTGCAGAAATACGTAGACAAATTAAAGATCGGAAAAGTGTTCAAGAGGGCGCTCCTGACCGTATTGCAGATTTATTAGAAGAAGCAGCTTCGCGAATAGAAGATCTAGAGGCTGAAGATAAAGAGTTAGAAGAATTTTTTATTAATATTAAAGAACTTGCACGTAAGTTAGACATAAAATAAAGTATGCAGGTGTTAGTTTAGTGGTAAAACCTCGGATTGTGATTCCGATATCATGAGTTCAATTCTCGTACGCCTGCCCAAACATACCCCTATAGTTTAATGGTAAAACGGCGGATTTATATCCCGTAAGCAACAGATAATTGGTTCATGTGGGTTCGACTCCCGCTGGGGGTACCACATATGGCAATAACATTTAAAAGTATTAAATCCCTAAAATTAGGATTACTTGATTTCTTTGATTTCGGAAAGTATCAGAATTGTAGGGTTGACTCTATAGTTGAAATGGATTATAATTATATAATGTTCTTACACAATAACAATCAAAATATGTTTAACTCAGAAGTCGTAGATAGATGTATATTATTAAAAAGTGTAAGAGATAATGAAAAACATTATCAAGAAGAAATATTACCATTTGAGGACATACCATTTTGACAACAGAAAGTCAACTTAAAGAAATTACGGGTATTCTGCAAGAAGAGTGTGCAGAAGTAATCCAAGCAGTTAGTAAAGTAAATCGTTTTGGTTTAGATAATTTTAAGCCAGGAAACAATAAAACTAATAGACAACACCTAGAAGAAGAATTAGGTGATTTAGTTGCCATGATCAATATCATGTGTGAAACTAAATTAGTAAATGAGCATAGTATTGAGGCAGCTGCCCGTGCTAAATTGGAAAAACTTAAACAATGGTCAACTATATATGAGTAAAGGCTCAACCCCTAGACCCTTTAGTGTTGCTAACGAAGAGTATGCCTCACGTTGGGATGCTATATTTGCTAGAGATAATAAGCCAGAATATGAGGCTGATGATGGTGCGCTTACAGATGAGCAAATTAAACAAATTATTGCAGGTGCAGAAGTCAATTCAGATACTGGCGAATATACTGAGTGCTCACTAAGTGAGCTACCACCATCAAGATATAAATAATATTTATGCGGGGTTCGTATAGTGGTAATACCTTAGCCTTCCAAGCTAATGCTGACAGTTCGATTCTGTTACCCCGCTCCAATACGCAACGGTGGCAGAGTGGTCAAATGCACGGGATTGCAAATCCTGAAAACCGTGAGTTCAAATCTCACCCGTTGTTCCAGTTTTAGGTTCCAAGGTGTTCATGGACGCACACAGCACTGTCACTGCTGAGGAGAGGGATCGTTACCCTCTGGTACCGCCATAATTTTGCAATGCTCATTATGAGGTTGCACACGGGCAGATTGCCCAAATGTTCTTGCTTATAAAAGGAGAAAATATATGACAGAACTTAGAGTTGGTACCATTAATTTTGGACCATTTAATCGTACGTTAATTGGATTTGATCAGGTTTTTGACACTTTAGAGTATCGAAACTCAGTAAATTATCCACCTTATAATGTAATTAAATCCGATGAGAATAATTACACTGTTGAAGTTGCGGTAGCAGGCTTCAAGAAGAAAGAAATTACAGTACAGTTAGATAAGGAACAATTACTGATAAAAGGTATAAAACAAAAAGATGAACAAAAGCAACAGTACTTACATCACGGATTAAGTGCTAGAAGTTTTAATCATCAGTTTACTATTGCTGAGCATATGGTTGTAAAGTCCGCTTCAATGGAAGACGGTATTCTTACAGTAGTATTAGAAAGAAAATTGCCAGAATCTAAAAAACCTCGTATCATTGAAATAGAGTAAACCATAAAGAGGACTAGCCATTAGGTTAGTCCTCTTTTTAGTTTGTAATTTTGAATCTATAAATATGCACTTGAATAGTGCATTAAAGTTTGATATAATATCAATCTATTCATTCGATTATAGTTATTAGAGTGAAAAGTAAATTTTGCGAGTGTGGTGAAATAGGTAGACGCAAGGGACTTAAAATCCCTCGCCGCAAGGCATGCCGGTTCGATTCCGGCCACTCGCACCAAGTCAGCAGGGCTGTTAGCTCATTAGGTTAGAGCAGTGGACTCATAATCCATTGGTGGAGTGTTCGAATCACTCACGGCCCACCAAACAACTAGTAAGGAAATTAAGTGGCAACTAAGAATAAAGCAACACCAGCCCCGTCTGGAAAATCAAACAGATGGGAAGTTAATCGTAAACGTAAATTGGAAAAACAGTTAAAGTTGCAGCCAAACAATGAACAAGTAAAGTTAGCTTTGCAAAATATTCATCGTCGTCGTAAAACTCCTACTAATCGTGAATGGTCAAAAAGCTGGATTCGCATAGCAAAATTATTTAAATTATTCTCGGGTAGGTTTGATCGTAGTATTATGAGTTCAAATCAAGCAGTAGCAGGATCAGCTCTACAAAAACCTGGTAAGTTTGTACAACAATCACAAAAACTAATGCAAGTGTCAGATAAAAATTTCTTCTCACTTGGTGCTCGCCTTCAGGGCGGTAAGTAAGGATGGATATTTTAGATTGTTATATACTATTTTGTTTAACAACAGCAATTACAGCAGCAATAGAACTACTTCATCCTGTTATACTAAAACAAACTGAAAATGCAGGAACAGTTGATTCAAAACTAACAATTTATACAGTATTTATTGTAATAAGTACTATGTTTGCTCCTTTTATATTTTTTAGCTGTATAATTCCATCATGGGGAGAACGATTTAAAACTTCTCTTCATAAAGGGCTATTCCCTGAAGAATAAAAAATTTGCAGTTGCACTGTAGTGCCAAATTGTGTATAATATATACTTAAACAGCAAATCAACAATCATGAAAACACTATCATTTAAATACACAAAAGCAGACGGAACAACATCAAATCGAGTACTGGCAGTAATGGTATCTCCTAATACTATGTATGAAGGCATTGATATCAGTAGTCTTGAGTCAGTAGAAATGGCTATGTTTGAAGTAGCTATGGATGCAGCTTATACAGATTATCTTAATAAAGTAACTCTTATTAAAGATGAGTATGACTTGAACAACAATTATCGTAGGTTTGATCCTACTAAAATGACTGATGTTGAGATTGAAGTTGTTTAAGTATTGACTAAAGTCGAAACAGTTATGTAGTAATTATGGAACAAAAAATTAATAATCCTAGAAAATTTAGAGTTTGGGATAGTAAACTACTACATGATAGCTTACAGTTATGTGTACAGTATCAAACCGCAATTGAAGAATCAATAATGAGTTCAGAAAAAACTCTAGAAGAAAACGAAGTACTAATTTCAACATTACCTACAGAAACTCTTTACGATTTAACTAGTTGCTATATCTCAATGTACGAAAAATTATTAGCTGAAGGTTTAATTCAATCTAATATTAATCTTGCAGGTTTAAATAAAAATAACATTCATTAAGGAAAAATAAAATGGCATGGACAGACGAAGACAAACAATCAGTTATCGAAGCATATAAAGCAGGTAACCCTACTCCTGAAAACTCTACAGAGTTGATTAAAGAAATTGCTGAAGACATGGAACAAAGCGCTAATGGTGTCCGCATGGTTCTAGTGCAGGCTGGTGTTTATGTGAAGAAAGAGGCATCAACCTCAACAAGTAAAACTAGTACATCTAAATCCACAGGTGCTCCAAGAGTTAGTAAAGAGTCGCAAATTGCTGAACTCCGCACAGCTATTGAAGCAAAAGGTGGCGAAATTGACGATGAAATTCTTAGCAAGCTGACTGGTAAAGCAGCTGCATATTTCACTAAAGTTATTACTGGTTAATAATTAGGCAGCCTAGTGCTGCCTTTTTTATTTATAATTAAGGTTTACACGGAGAACTTATATGGCGACACGCAAAAAATCAGCTAGTGAAGACGAATTAATGACAGAATCGAATATTATTCGAGTTATCCGTCTACTTGAACCTACTGAAGAAGGTGTCAAACCTATTACTAAAAAAGACGCTTGCCAAATTCTTGGTATGGCGTATAATACTACACGTCTTGGTACTATTATTGAGGATTTCAAAAAGACACAAGCCCGTAATGCTGAACGCAGGGCTGCGTTACGTGGTAAGCCTGCAAGTAAAGAAGATATAGTTTATATTATATCTGAATATCTCAATGGTGAAACCATTGACGCAATTTCCAAGATGACCTATCGTTCTAGTAATTTTATTAAACATATATTAGAATCAAATTCTGTACCAATTAGAATTCCTGGTCACACATACTTTAAACCAGAACTTATACCTGAAGGCGCTATGCGTGAAAGATTTCAAGTTGGGGAAATAGTTTACTCTGCGCGATATGATAGTTTAGCCCGTATTGATGCAGAACAAAAAACACAAAAGTATGGTTATATTTATAGAGTATGGTTGTTAGCAGAAAAATGGCTACAGTCAGCTAATCAAGAAGCTTACGAGTTGGCTTCATTACAACATCTTCGTGAACTTGGTGTAAGGATTTAAAATGACTGAACACGAACCTGAATTCTATGAAAAACTAATATACGAGAACGAGCCAAAAGGTTATCAGCTAAAGTTAGTTGTTAATGAATTTAGGGGGCTTCAGTATATACACCTACGTAAATATTTCTTATCGTATGAAGGTGAATATATACCTAGTAGAGAAGGTGTAAGTATGGAGGCTTCCATTCATAATATCTTATCCTTACTAGAAGGACTAATGGAAATATGTTCTTTTGAGGAGTCAGATGCCACTATACTTGAGTTTTTTAGTGCTAAGTTAGCTACTAAAAACTCTAGCTTGCCCTAGACTCTTTAATTTGTTATAATATATTATAAATTAAGGAAAAGCCATGAAAAAGACAGTTGCAGTATTTATACACAACCCACAATGTGAAACTGAATGTGCTTTGGGTATGATTGAAGGATTAGTTAATGACTTCAACATCCGTACTTTTGGTATTGCTGAACTTAATATTGAATTCTTACGAACAGTAGATGCAGTTGCATTTCCTGGTGGTATTGGCGATGCAGATGATTTCTTTGATATTTTTACTGAAACTCACATTGATGCCATACATACTTTCATAGGTGTATTTAACGGCAAGTATTTAGGTATTTGCATGGGAGCATATTGGGCAGGACCTGATTACTTTGATGTAGTAGTTGATCTAGAGGTAACACAGTATATTACACAACCTGTTGCAGATATTGACTATGAAGGACCTACTGTTGCAAATGTAATATGGGATGGTAGTCCTGAAACAATGTACTTCTATGATGGCTGTGCTATCGTGGGAGACAATATGGATGGAGTAGTTGCTAGATACGCAAATGGTAGTGCTATGGCGGTTATCCAAGGTAACATAGGCGTTATTGGGTGTCATCCTGAAGCACAGCCTTCATGGTACGATGATGTTGAAGATAATTATAAACATGATTATTATAAATGGACTCACAAAGAATTATTGGCAGACTTTGTAAAAGAACTAGTGAACGAATAAAATTCTGACTTGAACTTTATTATTAAATATTGTATAATATAGATTATGAATAAATTAAAAGCCTACCTTGACGAAGCCTCAATTTCCTATTATTCTGGAAGCCCCATCATCTCTGATGAGGCTTTTGATCGTCTAGCAGAAAGTTCAGGATATTCTAAGTTAGGTGCTAAACAGCATGATAATATTGCTAAACATTTATACCCTATGTATAGTTTGCAAAAGTATTATGCTGATGAGGGTGAAGCCCCTTTAAAAGGTGTTACAAACATTAGTACAACACCTAAACTTGATGGTGCAGCAGTAAGTCTTCTTTATATCAATGGCGAGTTAGTACAAGCACTAACTCGTGGTGATGGTATTGAAGGCACCGACATTACAGAAAAACTAATTTCTAGAAAAGACTTAGTTCCTTTAACAGTCCAAAGATTAGGTATGTTTCAGGTTACTGGAGAAATTGTAGCAATAAAAGAGATTCCTAATAGTCGTAATTATGCTGCTGGTTCATTGAATCTTAAAGACTTTAATGAATTTAAAACCCGTGCAATTTCATTCTATGCATATGGAGTATACCCATATCAAGCTAGTGAATTTGTAAAAGATATGATACTATTGAAAGTCCAAGGGTTTCAAACAGTTCTAGAAAAAGATTTGCATAATATTTACCCCTGTGATGGGTTAGTATTTAGAGCAAACAATAACGAAGAATTTGAAAACTTTGGATACACAGCCAAACATCCACGAGGTGCTTACGCTAGAAAAGAGCGTCAAGAGGCTGTAGAGACTACAATCCTATCTGTTGAATGGAGTGTGGGTAAGTCTGGTAAAGTTACTCCAGTAGCTCATTTAGATCCAATTTATATTGGTGACAAGTTAGTGAGTAAAGCAACATTAAATAACCCTGGGTTCATAGAGATGTTGGATATTTGTATAGGCGATCGTGTCGGTGTAGTACTAGGTGGAGAAATTATTCCCTGTATTACTCACAAGGTAGCAGCATAATAAAATTCAATTATTCGAGCTATGGTCTAGGCATACAAAAAATAGACTTGTCAAAGCATTCCATTTCCTGTATAATTACTACTTAAATTGAAAAAACTATGCAAAAGATTGAAATTCCTACAACTTGTCCTTGCTGTTCCTATAAACTGGAAATGGTAAATGAACAACTGTTTTGTAGAAATCTATCGTGCGAGGCTCAATTAGGTAAAAAGCTAGAGCATTTTACTAAAACTCTTGGTATCAAAGGTTTTGGACCAAAGACTATAGAAAAACTAGGTCTAGCTGATATAACTGAACTTTTTTACTTAGATAGGGATTCTGCAATAGAGTCTTTAGGTAGTGAAAAAGTAGTGGATAAGCTCTTAGATGAAATCGAGAGAGCTAAAGGTGCTGATCTAGCCACCGTTTTAGCCGCTTTTTCTATCCCATTAGTGGGTGGAACAGCTTCTAAAAAAATTGCTGGTGTAGTTAGTTCTATAGAAGAAATTACTCAAGAAACTTGTAAACAAGCAGGTCTTGGTGAAAAAGTTACTTCTAACTTACTGAATTGGATTAATCTGGAATATCCAGAAATGAAAGAGTTCTTGCCATTCTCTCTCAAGTCCGACAATGTTAAATCTAGTAAGACTGATGGCCCCACTGTCTGTATTACTGGTAAATTGACTTCATTTAAAACAAAAGCCGAAGCAACTAAGATATTAGAGGCCGCAGGTTTGATAGTAGTAGAGTCTGTAACAAAGACGTTAAAATACTTAATAGATGAAGAAGATAAAGGAAGTACCAAACGCAAAAAAGCAGAAGAATATGGCGTAACAATAGTAACAAATCTAAAAGATTTTGTATCGAAAATTTAAAAAAGAGAAAAATAAATGACTGAAAAAGCTAAAAAATGGTCTGACCAAGCTGTTGCTCAACTTTTGTCCATCGTAGGCAATCAGAGTCCAGTAAGTGTCGAGCGGGTTGAGCAAGCAGCTGAAGCCTTGAACGTAACTGTACGTTCAGTAGGAGCCAAATTGCGTCAACTAGACCGTGAAGTTGCTTCTATGGCTAAGGAAAAGGTTTCTGCCTTTACACCTGAGCAGGGCGCTGCACTGTCTAACTTGGTAACAAGCAATTCTGGTGCAATGACTTATAAAGAAATCGCTGAACGCTTCGCGCAAGGTACTTTCACTGCTAAGCAAATTCAAGGCAAATTACTTGCTTTAGAATTGACTGGCAATGTTAAGCCAGCTGAAAAAGTTGAAGCTGCTCGTACATATACAGAGCAAGAAGAAGCCACATTTATCAAAATGGCTCAAGCAGGTAAATATATTGAAGAAATTGCTGTTGCCTTAGGTAAGAGCATCCCTTCAGTGCGTGGTAAAGCTCTCAGCTTGACACGTAAGGGTCAAATTGATCGTATCCCTGCACAAAAAGATAGCCATGCTAAAAACGTTATTGATCCAGTGCAAGCATTGGGCAACGATATCGTTAGCATGACAGTTGCTGAAATTGCTAAAGCTGTTGATAAGACAGAACGTGGTCTTAAGACCCTTCTTACTCGCCGTGGTATTTCCGTTAAGGATTATGATGGTGCAGCTAAGAAAGCCAAAGCCGAAGCTAAAGCAGCTTAATTGTAACACTTAAAGTTACTTAAAGGCCAGGAGTTATTTTTAGCTCTTGGCCTTTTTTATTTGTACTATGAAAATCACAATTACATACCACGATACAGATTCCTTCACTGCAGAAGAAGTAGTTAAGCAAGCTGAACATAACTATGGTAAGTCTATTAAAGTGGATATTACACCTGAGTCTAATAAGCCTCATGATTTAATATACTTTGGACTACAACAAATCATAACACACCAACAACTGGGACTTCTCTTTGACGATAAGTTTGGTTACCAGGCAAGTATTCAAAAATTACGCAATGAAACTCTATATAAATTACAAGAAATTTTAGACCAAGTAATTATTGACAACGAAAGTAAGGTAGAGTAAATGGATATTAGCGCAGTTGTCATTAATAAACTACTAACAGAAAAGAATTTAGATGTTTGGAGCAAATTAAAGCTCGCGTTTCTTGACCCTGCCTACTCCTCGGTATATAGTTTAATTACTAGATACTATGACAAGTATAGTACTATACCATCGTTCGATGATCTAGACGCTATTGCTAGAGAGGGGTTGGCACAAAAAACGCTAGCAACTCTTCGTCTTATTGATGAGACTGAAATTACTGCTGAAGTGGCATTAGATGCCCTTATAGATCAGTATACCCAAAATCAAGCTATTGCTTTATTGGATAAATTTATTGATAAATTACCAGTATACGATAGTACAGAAATAAAAGATAATTTAGCGAGTATAGTACTAACCTTAGATGAAAAAACTCTAACAACAGAGGGTGTGTATACCATGAACGATATCATGGTATTTGTTCGCCCTGATGAACTAGCTAAAAATCGTGTACACTTAGGATTGAATAATACTTTTGATTCTGTACTAGGTGGTGTAGCTAGACAAGAACTAATATTAATTGGTGGTAAGCGTGGCTCTGGTAAGTCTATTACTTGTAGTAATATTATGATTAACCAATATGAAGCGGGTAATGCTTGCATCTATTTTACTATTGAGATGGAAGCTCACGAGACACTACAACGCAACATGAGTATCTTAGCTAATGTTAATCACCAAAATCTTAAGAACAATACTTTAACTGATATTGAACTATTAAAAGTAGTAAAAGCTCGTGCAAATATGTACGAAGACTCTGACAAATTAGTAATGGATTTTCTTAAAGATAAAGATCAATATAAGTTTGAAGAAACCTTAGTAAGAGAATGTAGTCTTAAAGAACATAATCAAATGGTAATTATTGATGATAGGGCATTGACCCTAAGTTCGATAGATTTACACCTTGGAAAAATGAAATCCCGTTTTGGAGATAAGTTTGCGGTTGCCGTCATTGATTACTTAAATCAAATTGTAGTAGAGGGAGCTAGTCAATTCGATTGGCAACCACAAATTATTATCTCTAAGAAACTAAAAGAGATGGCACGTAAATATGACATCGTAATGGTTAGCCCATATCAAATTGATAATAGTGGTGAAACTCGATTTGCTAAAGGTATTCTAGATGCAGCAGATATTGCCTTGCTTATGGAAGCTAATACCAAGGAAGATGCCGCAATGAGTTTTGAAACCACAAAAATTCGTGGCGCTAAAGAAATGAAATTTACTAGCGGTATGGATTGGGAAAGTTTACGAATTAGTCCTATATCTATTGAAAAACCAACCCAACCAGAAGATAAACCTAAAAAGATTAAGCGAGCAGGTAAGGTAGAAGAACCTGCTGCTGATCTACCTTGGGATACATAATGAGCGACCCAGTACTAGAATTACTTAAAGATAAAGGTGTTGCTTTTTCTGTGTCTGGTAGAGACTATGTTACTAAATGTTTTAATCCTGACCACAACGACTCTAACCCTAGTTTTAGAATTGATAGAGGTACAGGAATAGCGCACTGTTTCTCTTGTGGCTTTAAAACAAATATATTTAAATATTATGGTTTATTAACTAATAATGTTTCAGTTAGAGTAGCCAAACTAAAAGAGAAACTTAATACTTTAAAAGAATCAACAAATGGTTTAGAGCCCTTAGACGGAGCTAAACCAATTAATCGTTCATTTAGAAATATATCTACACAGACATTAAAACACTTTAAAGCGTTTGAAACCGATCAAGTAGAAAAAATGATTGATAGAATTGTTTTCCCAATAACTGACGTTAGAGGAAAAACAATGTGCTATGTTGGAAGACATAGTATGTCAAATGGAAACCCTAGATATGTGAACTATCCTAGCGGCGCTTCTATTCCATTATTCCCAGCAAAATTTCAAGAAAAGCACAAAACCATTGTTCTAGTAGAAGGCATATTTGATATGCTTAATTGTTATGACAAAGGTTTAAAAAATACTGTATGTACTTTTGGTACAAGCAAATTACTAAACGAAACTAAAGAAAAAATGTTGAGTTATAAAGTTATGGGTATTGAAAAAGTATTCATTCTTTATGACGGAGACGAAGCAGGTAGAGAAGCCGCTAAAAAGATTAAACCTTTAATCGAAGAGGCCGGATTCTTAACCGAAATTATTGATTTACCAGAGGGACAAGATCCTGGTGTAATCACGCAAGAGGATGTAAACTCTTTAATAGAATATACAAAAATATGAAAAAAATTGCAATTATAGACAAAGCACCAAGTAAAAATAATTATAGTAATTATTTTAATTTTGATTTTGATCTCTATCATATGAGTTCAGTACCAATTACTAAGTTACTTAAAAAAGATGTAGACTTAGAAGTTAGTTTAGATGAGTATGACATGGTAGTTCTAGTAGGCTCTGAAGCCGCAAAAGAATATGCAAAGATTAGTTCAGTAACTAATTATGCAGGACAGTTAATGCATGACAAATTTGTATGCATTACAAATCCAGCAATGCTACACTTTAAGCCAGAAGGAAAACCAGACTTCCAGAGATCAGTTGACCGTATTCATAAGTATGTTGAGGGTAGTATTAGTAACGCCAGTATTACAGGTGATTACTTAGGTATCGTTGATACAAAGCAAGCAGTAAAATTTCTAACAGAAGTTTTAGAAAATGCTCAAGGCTATGTAGCAATGGATACAGAAACTACTGCTCTATACCCAAGAGACGGATATGTGCTAGGTCTATCCATTAGTTATAAGGATAAACACGGTGCTTACATATCTACTGATTGTCTTGATAGTGTATGTACTGATCTCTTAGAAGAGATCGTTAAAAAGTACGATATAGTTTTTCACAATATGAAATTTGACATTAAAATGATCGAATATCATATTGGTCTTAAATTTAATAGAGATAGGGTACATGACACAATGTTAATGCACTATGCTCTAGATGAAAATGATAGTCACGGATTAAAACAACTAGCTCTAAAGTATACAGAGTATGGTGACTATGACTCTGAACTAGATGACTTTAAAAAGACATACTGTTCAAGTAAAAGTATGCTACTTGAAGATTTTACCTATGATCTTATTCCGTTTGATGTAATATCAAAGTATGCTGCTATTGATACAGCAGTAACAATTACTCTATTTAATAAGTTCTGGCCTAATCTTCAAAATAATCTTAAAATTCTATCAGTGTATAAAACAATTTTAATTCCTGGCACCTTATTCCTTATGGATATGGAAGAAGTAGGAATCCCTATTGATAGAGAAAGAATGACAGCGGCTGAAGGCTTTTTAGATACACAAATTGCTGAGGCTAAACAAGCTGTTTATGGTTTTGAACACGTTAAACAATTCGAAGCAGATGCTGGGATTATATTTAACCCAAACTCAGTACAACAGTTACGTAAAGTATTGTTTGACTATGTTAAGCTTACTCCTACAGGAAAGAAAACAGGCACTGGAGCAATATCTACAGATGCCGAGGTATTAGAAGAGCTATCAGAGAAACATCCCCTTCCTGCTGCTATTTTAAAAGTACGTCAGCTTGGAAAGATTAAGAATACTTACATTAGTAAAATTTTACCGGAACTTGATAAAGATGAACGAATTCGTACAAACTTTAATCTTATTTTTACCACTAGCGGGCGTTTGTCTAGTAGTGGCAAGTTTAATGCTCAGCAAATACCTAGAGATAATCCAATCATTAAAGGGTGTATTAAAGCACCTAAAGGATATAAAATAGTATCTCAAGATTTGACTACTGCTGAAATGTATTACGCAGCAGTATTAAGTAATGATAAAAATCTGCAACAAGTTTTTACTAGCGGTGGCGACTTTCACTCAACTATTGCTAAAATGGTGTTTGATCTAACTTGTGAAGTTGATGATGTTAAGAATAAGTTTGGTTCTATGCGTCAATCTGCTAAAGCAATTTCTTTTGGTATTCTGTATGGTTCTGGACCACAGAAAGTATCAGATACAGTATCTAAATCAACTGGAGAATATTATGGTATCGATAGAGCAAAACAAGATATTAAGTCCTACTTTGATAAGTTTAACAAACTCAAAGGTTGGCTTAAGTCGCGCAAAGAATTTATTGAAGCTAATGGTTATACTTATAGTTTCTTTGGTAGGAAGCGTCGTCTTATCAATGTGTTTTCCTCTGATAAAGGAATTGCGGCGCACGAAGTTAGAAGTGGTATTAACGCAGAAATACAATCCCTAGCCTCAGACATGAATCTATTTGGGGCTATGGATACTATCAGTGAAATTAAATCTAAAAATATAGATGCACAAATATTTATGTTGGTTCATGACTCAATAGTAGCTTTAGTTAAAGACGAATGTGTAGAAGAATATTGCGAAATCTTAAAAAGAAATACTCAAAAAGATCGCGGATGCTCAATTAAAGGACACCCTATTGGAGTAGATCAAGAAATAGGTCAGGATTACAGCTTTGGAAAATTCGATAAACAGTATCTCATTGAAGGAACTAGCTTATCCAATATTTAAACTAGGTTTAAATAAACCGGAAACTGTTGATGGGGTAATATTTTACTTATATCAATATGT